TTGTAGAAGTACCAGCGAAAAAGGTTGCTGCGGAGCCGGTGAAAGAGGTTGCTGCGGAGCCGGTGAAAGAGGTTGCTGCGAAGCCGGCGAAAGAGGTTGCTGCGAAGCCGGCGAAAGAGGTTGCTGCGAAGCCGGCGAAAGAGGTTGCTGCGAAGACTCGCGGGTTCACTCTGGCGAAAGAGGTTGCTGCGAAGACTCGCGGGTTCAATTCGACGAAAGAGGTTGCTGCGAAGCCAAATTTAACACCAGAGGCAACATCTTTGGCTGATGAGATTGCGGCACTTATCGGGTCGGTGGATGCTGATGATAGTCAAACCGCAGCTTGATTTTACCAAAGTTGAGGCACTCAGAAAGCACATGTTGTTAACAAAAGGAACCATGGCTGGGTTACTAGGTGTGTCTCGGGTAACTTACTATGACTGGCTGGCAGGAAAACATCTAATTCGAAGTAAGCATGACGAAAGAGTACGGATGATGCTACGCCGGTTACTGGCGATAATTCAGAGTTATGGGTGGCCTACTCCAAAAGTAGTCTCGTTGGATAAACAGACGCGCAAAGCATTTTTGCTTGAGCTTTTGAAGCAGCAACAATAATGGGGCAGGGCGGGTAGTTTCCGCCCTGTTTCAATAGGGAAACTATGAACACGTTGAGTTTCCTTCAGCGAGTTCTACCGTCGACGGGTTTTTACGCTTCCCTGACCATTAGTTCGAAGGGGCAACGTCAAAAATTCTTCAGTACCGTAGAAGAACTCGCAGTATCTGTAATCAGTTACGACCGAAGAGGCGACAATACTTATTACGCAATTTCGGCCTACAACGATAGAAGATCTCGGAAACAGGAGAATGTTCGTGTAACTAAAGTCATTGCCTTGGATGTCGATTGCGGAAGCGACAAACCCTTCCCAACGTGGAAAGAAGGCTTGGCAGCAACCGGTGCATTCATTGGACAATTGAATTTGCCCAAACCCATGATTGTTCATTCGGGCAATGGGTTGCACGTGTACTGGGTACTGACTGAAGAGCTTGAGCCAATGCGATGGAAGCCTTTGGCCGAAGCACTGAAGAAGGCAGCCAAAGCCAGGGGATTCGAAATTGACCCAGCAGTGCCGGCGGACAACGCACGTGTGCTGCGTCCCATAGGAACTGCAAACCGTAAAAGCGGCACCACGGTTCGATTACTCGTCGATGCACTCCCAAGTACCACCGCGCAGTTATCTGCGTGCCTGGCGCCTTATATGGCGCCTAGAAGCGATTTAGCGCAGGCTCTTAGTTTTCCCCTAGCCAATGCCACAGTCGTAGCCGCAAAGTGCCCACAAATCAACTGGGCCATCAAGCATCAGAGCGAGGTCGAGGAACCATTCTGGTACGGGTTGCTTGGTATTGCTGCCTACTGTCAAGACGAAGCCGCAACGGCCATCGCATGGAGCGACCAGCACCCGCAATACAACCAAGACGAAACGATCCACAAATTACAGCATTGGAAGCAAGCTGCAACTGGACCAACGACTTGCAAGAAATTCGAAGAATTGCGCCCCGCTGGTTGCAAAGGGTGCAAGTTCAAAAACAAGGTGGGTACTCCTGCCCGACTCGGTGTCCAATACCTCGATGTTGTATTGCCAACCGACATTCCCGATCACACTGCTAGCAGTATCCCCGTACCGAAACCGTTCAAGCGCACGGTTGATGGTATAAAAATGATTGTCGATGGAACAGATATTGATATATGTAAATTCGATGTCTACCCAGTTTCCTACGGTAAAGACGAAACACTTGGATACGAAACGGTGTGCTTTCACTGGAATCGTTTGCACGCCGGATGGCGAGAGCTTAAACTACGACAAGCTCTACTAACAGAAGGGCATCGCGATTTTGCGACGGCTATTGCCGACCAGGGTATCGTACTTCAGAATCGAAATCAGACAGAATATTTCCAGCTTATGCTACGTTCATACATGGACGAATTGCGCCAAAAACGCGCGATGACAAATCTGTATGCCACGATGGGGTGGAAAGAGAATTTCTCCCGCTTCATTATTGGGGATACGATTTTGCGACGTAATGTCGATGGCTCCGTTAACGAAGACTTAGTCAGTCTGTCATCAGGCGCGACCAAGCTGGGACATGAATTGTGGAACACATCCGGGTCACTCGAAGAGTGGATCAAATTTACATCGTTGGTTGCGAAAGCCGATTTGCGAGCCCACATGTTTGCGCTGACTGTTGGTTTTTCTGCGCCTCTATATGCATTCACAGGGCTTAAGGGGCTGATTATTTCGCTCTATGGCCCAACCGGTGGCGGTAAGACTTTGGCGCAGATGTGGATTCAATCTATTTTTGGTAACCCGGAAAGGCTGCACTTCGCTGCCAAGTTTACCCAGAATGCCTTATTTGGACGCATGGGATTGTATTCGCACATGCCCATGACCATCGATGAAGTGACGCTGATGAATAACAAGGATGTAGGTGACTTCATTTACTGGGTAAGCCAAGGGCGTGACAAGGCACGAATGACCCAAGCTGCGGAAGAACGCGATGCCAAAATATGGGCTTTGCCAGTCGTGGTGTCTACCAATAAGTCCATCAACTCCAAACTGATTGCCGGTGGCATGGATACTGATGCACAATTAGCACGTATCCTCGAACTCAACGTCCCCTCCAATTCGTTATTTACCAGAGATAGCACTGCCGGTCGCAAGATATATGAATTCGTCACTACTAATTATGGCCATGTCGGACGCGAATTTATCAAGCATCTGTTGGAACTCGGCAACTCAGGCATACGCGCAGCCATCGCGCAAGCTACCGAAGATTTTCATCGAGAGTATTCTGCGCATTTCTCCGGCGAAGAGCGTTATTGGGAACAAGCCATTATTCTCGCCGATCTTGCCGGTAAACTGGCAAAAAGCTGGGGTCTCATCGCATTCGATCACAAAGCTGGTATTGAGTGGGTACTAGCATACATAGGTGTTGTCCGGCGTGCCATATCCGAATTCAAAATCGACGCATTCGACACATTGACCGAATATTTGAACACACATGCAGAAGCTACTTTGATTGTTACACAAACAGGCGCTAACAAACCAATAGTGGATTTCAACCGCCTACCACGAGGGGAACTACGGGTGCGTTTTGAACTGTTTCGTAAAACAAGTGGCGAGGCTTTTACTCGTGGTACTGTCGTAATAGATCGCACTCATCTTAGACGCTGGCTCGCCCAGCAAGGCATAGACTACAAAGCCTTCCTAAATGACTTGCAGGACGAAGGTATCATTGTTCCAACGAAAAATAACAAGGCTTACCTTGGTAAAAATTCACCGATCAAGTTAGGCCAATCTTATGTACTAAGTATAAACCTTACACATTCGAGGTTGCAAGGTATCCTGAATGACGCTGATCAAGCACTCGAAGACCTGGCTTTCGGGCAACTCAAGATAGTAGATCAATAATGCGCTGAGTTTCCGGGCGCAGAGTTCTCGAAACCGACCGCAAAAATCGCTCAGTCGTGGTACGCTTGGCTTCTCGCAAAGCACGATTAGCCAGACTCTCGAAGTTACCGATTTCAAGGCCAGTACCTTTGGCAGCCTTGTTCCAGTCTCTGACCATCTGCACTACTTCCCGTGCGTGTCTCTCATCCTTGGCAAGTTTAGCTCCAATGTATAGTCCACGATAAGTCGTGGTGATTTCCTTTTGATAGTCTCCGACCCGCTTGGCCATACGTACTACATCGTTTTCAGCAACAGCGGAAGCCGGATAAAAACTCAGAGCACGGGTCAGCATGGTACCCAGATGTAGGTCATTACTGACTACATAGCCTTTGCGATTAATAATGGCTCCTGCGTTGTTGTACGCCATCATGTCACCCAGAGCACGAAATGCCACGGCTGGCGACTCCCGTAGTACCTTGTTGAAAGACGTAGTATCGTCGATGACTCCTGCGGTTCCCAATCCCCATTTAGCAGCGTTTGCAGCGGTTACCAGCGCACCTTGCATGAACGAAGCAACTGGCCCCGCGATCTCGACTAGTTCACGTCCTACGTTTGCGCCTGCTAGAGCGATGCCCGTACCAGGGAAGACATTGGATAGCGAGACACGATCTGCCACGTTGGCGGGTGTAAAAGAATTGAGAAATCCGCGCATCAGAACGGGCGTCATACCAGGGGCAATGGCATCCAGGGCTTCTGCTAGAGTTCGTTCAGCACTCCCTTTCCATAGCTTGCTAGGGCCAAGCCCAAGTGCTTGTGCGATAGTATCAATGATGTCTGCTAAGTCATCGGCGAATGGCAATCCCTTGAGCCCGGAAAAAAGCGCAAGAATACCTAGTGCCAGTAATTGTTCTTTTCTTGCTAACGCAGACAACATCAGGATACTATTAACGGGAAAGGTCTTAAATATGAATAAGAATTGCCGCACATCACCTCGAAATAAAGCCGGCCTGTTATGCAACGCATAGTCGCCCAATGTATTGTTGATCATGTCTACAGCGAATCTATCAGCCGCCTCGAATGCTGTAGCCTTGTCTTTACCTTCAGCCAAGGCGCGAGCGTAGGCCAGACGAAACGTAGCCAATCCTGTTGCCCGGCGACTGTGCTGTTCGGTAAAGTTGAACAGCGACATCCACGTCTGGGCTGCGGCTTTGGTAGCACCAGAGCGAAACTTGCCGCGCGCGGAGCCCAGCAGCGCGTTAGTCAGTGCAGCTTGCATGGTGCCGCCACCAACCTCTTTCTGCATGAACAAGGCTTCGGCTTCGGTAAAACCGGACGCAGCGAGTTTGTCAGGATCAGCCAACAGGTCGTCCCAGAATTTCACTTCGCTTTGTTTATTGGCTCTGGTAATGTTGGTAGCACGGCTTACTTCCACGGTGGATAGACCCCAACCGAATCCACCACCGAACGCATTTTTCTCGTTGTACCCAGCCAAAGCAGGCACCACGTTCGTTGCCAGCGCCATGTAATTCAGGAGTGCTGTAGCGAATGAGGCTCCCATGAAGGTAAAAGTCGTAGCTGTGCGAATAACGGAGGCCGCGTCGCCCGATGCGAAATCTGTGTAGTCTACATTCTGCTGGGACTCCATGAAAGCCACGGCCCTGCGGCCGCGATCCTTGAATCGATTACCCATGACAGGTGAATTTTTAGTCACGAACGTGTAATGGTAGTCATCGAACTCTCGCTTAATCGCGAATTTTTGAGCTTCTGACATGTTCGGGTTTTCTTTAGCCGTTTCCCATGCGGTTTTGCGCCGCTCATACTCAAGTTTATCCCCAAACCATAGGCGGATGGCTTCTGGGTTTTTGTCGTCGAACAAACGGTCGAGCCGATGGCGATTTCGCTTACGCGCTACAGTGGATGCGGTTGATTCAAGATGCTGTGACACATACTTGATGGTATTCGGGTCTTCGCCAGGAGTATTGGCACGACGCAAACGAGTACGAGCCTTGGCGTTTTGTTTGGTTAAACCGACGATCAGATTCTTACGTTCTTCCGGAGTGATACTGATAGAAAAACGGGTGAGCGTGGCGATGATTTCATTGAGATTTGCTTCGGCAGCAACGGTAACAGTTTCGCGTGCCGTTTCAGCGTGTGCAACAAGTTTGACTTTTTTCACTACGAAGTCAGCGCCATCCAGCACTTCCAGTTCGAAGCCATTCTCTACATCATCGAATAAGCTCTGCACACGTTCTGCCATTGCCTCAGCCTGAGCACGTGTTTTTACTTGCGCGAACAGAAGATGCTGGCGGTACTGTTCCGATATTTTGTAGATGCGTCCCGTCTGGGGGTCAGTAGCCTGGATGCGCACTTGCCATGAGCCTTCACGCCCGAACGGAACATAACCACCCGCGATAGAGCGCTTGGCAAACAACTCCGCATCTGTTTTGCTCAGTTCGAACAAGGCCAGATTCTGGACGGCTTGCTGCATAATGAAGCGATCTGGACCTGAATGCGGAATGTTGGACCCTTTCTTGAGGGCCTCAATACCTGCAAAAATATCGTCGGCTTTGGCATCGTCGAAAAATTCCTGCACGTCCTGGTTACGATCGGTATCGCGACCTAGTACAGCAGCATTGAATTTTTTGGCAAACTCATCCGCAGTAGCTATCGAGGCTTGTTTAGTCAGGAGAACACCACTAGCGTCAATAGTGGAATCCTTGGATCGTAGCTCTAGATATTTATCTTCGATGGTTGTAATGAATGCACGGTCATTTTCAGTTAGTGCTCGGTCGAGGAATCGTTGCAGGACATGTTCCACATTGACACGTTCGCCTTTGGCCGCAGTGTAATTTGCCAACAGCATATCAAGGGCCGATTGATTCATCGTGTCACGTACTTCGTTGTACATGATCCACTCAGGGCTATCTTCAGTCAGTTCGGGTATGGCTGTAAAAACTTGCTCCACTTCGACAGTGCCAGACGGGTTATCGATAAGTTTCTGGTATTCGCGCTCGATAGCTCTGCGATCTTTGTCGCTTACTGCTTCGGAAAGCTCTTGATTTCGTTCCGCGCGTAGCGCATCTTTTTGCTCTTCGGTTATGGGCCGCGCTACATCGATTGTATAAATGATACCTTGCTTAAATTCCTCTAATGTATGCTTACCACGCGCTGCCAAGAGACTGAATACTTCCTGATTGACATTAGCTTCGCCGGCGTCGATGGTAATTAGAGAAGCCATTTTACGTAAATCCGCATCGGTCAAGCTGCCCAGTTTCACTCTACTAGTGACATTGAGCATTGCCGAGGTGCGATTGATCTGTTCCTTGGTAGCACCTTTGGTAAGCTGCCCGCTTAGTAATTCCACGGATGGAGACAGCACCGTGTTCATCATTTTGTTGTACTGAGCACGCAGTTGCGATGCTACTTTGCTCGTATCCCGAAAAATATCGTACAGGCGGCGATACCCTTGATTTTCTCGGGCTAAGAAATTCATCAACTTCAGTTCGTCGATCAAACGATTAGCGAAGTCACCAATATTTATGCCATTGTCTTTAGCTTCTTGGAATATGCTGGTGAGATCGAATAGTTTCGTGCTACGTTGCCCAAAGGCATTCGATGCTGCTACTCTATTGATTTCATCATAGTATTCCCCAGCTAATGCGAAGCGACCGGCGTTGTCTGGATCGGTGATACTCTCGATGTCACCTAATCGCTGAGCCAGTGTTCTATAGTCTACAAACGTACCTTTGGTAACACCGTTACGCACGTAGCGCCGAGATTGGCTAACTAGATACCGAGCAGCATCGTCATCGAATTGAATACCCAGACTATTCAGGATATTCTTGATTGCATTCCAGAATCGCGAAATAATGTTCGTATCCAGGATTCCTGCAAAATCGGCAAGATACTCCTCAGTAGCTTCCTGGCGACTTATCTTGCGAGCTTCCATGGCGGTGTTCACCGCAGCTTTGACCTTAGCACTGGAATTGTAGACTGCATCGAGCGCAGTACGCAGTTCCTTTGGAGTCAGCAAACTACCAAAGCCGAAGTGCCCAAGCGACTCGTGTGCCAATGTAAATTTTAGTTGTTGCTCGGTAACGATACGGTCAGCAAAAATAATGACATTACCATTACCGAACGAGTAGCCTGTGGCGTTGGCTGTATCGAAATCTCCTTGCGGGCGAGCGGCAACGGCTTGTGCGTACAAACTGGGATTCTTCGCTTTGAAATCTGTTTGATTTCGATAAACGTATATTTTTGGGCGAATTTTCAGTCGCGACAAAAACGCGATAGCTAGTAATTTTGTGCGACCTATTGAGACAGGTTTTGTAATGGGGGTGCCATCAGCATAATAATAACGACCGGTATTCTTGATATTCCAGTCGTCCAGCGAAAACGGAGCCTCGTAAGCGTCATCAGTTACATTGCTAGATTCGTCGATGAGCTTTTCTCGCTTGGCACGTACAGCGGGAGTTAGTTTTTCAGTAGCTACACGAAAGCTACCTTTGACGGTACCAGTGTAGGGCACGCCGGCCGCGTTGAAATAGGCAGATAGCTTGGTTCCGCTATGATCGAGGAACGATTCCAGTTTGGCAGCTAGCACAGCAGCCCATAGAGTACTCAGTTTTTTGATAACGCTTTGTTGCTGAGTTTTATTGAGCTTGTTCGGTTTGGTATTTTGTTCCTTGATATAGTCCGCCAGTATCGTTGCCGCGTTTGAGCGCGTATCCGTACCTTGCTTGGTACCAGGATTAGGAGTCTTGAGCTTGTTAGCCGTGGCAACAGGTAAATTCGCCGTGCGCAGTTGCCCAGAAGCGAGTAATTTCTTGGCCGCTTCGATTGGTAGCCCTTTGACTACGGTATTAAGTCCGGGTAACAACCCACGTCGTGTGACGTAATCGAACCACGGCTTGGAGTTACCTTTGTTTTCTCCGCGAGTGTATATCGCCTCAACTGCCAATAACGCATTAGCTTGCTTAAGTACGAGAGCATCTATGATATTTTGCTGCGCGTCGGAGAAAGTTGTATTTGTCAATAATTCACGGGCGCGTACAATTGCCGCCTTGGTGTTAGTTTCCTCATTGACAAAATATGCGAATTCAATTACGACATCGATAGAATCGTGAAAATCCTGATTACGAATAGATGCCGCAGCCACAGAGAATTCAGTTTCAACCATTTGCAGCGGAGTCTCTTCGACTGTATCGAAAAGTTCCTCAGCCCTGCGTATGGTAGCTTTGTTACTGGCTACGATTTGACGCCACTCAGCACGTACAGATGCAGGCAATTTATCAAAAGTCGGAGCGCCTTCGGGTTTCATATCTTCCCACGCATCGGCGGGAGGAAGTGGCTCGACTTTTACTTGAGCTTTTTCTGCTTTTTTAGCGGCGACGGGCGCCGCTTGGGTTTTTGCTGCAACAGGTGCTACTTCCGCTGCCAGGATAGGCGCTAGTTCCTTAGCAGCGACGGGCGCTGTTTCTTTAGCGGCGACGGGCGCCGCTTCTTTAGCGGCAACGAGCGCTGCTTCTTTAGCGGCGACGGGCGCCGCTTGGGTTTTTGGGCGTTTGGATTCCTCTACCTGAATAGCGGATTTTTGCTTTTCTTTTTTCTCTTTGCCTTTGGTTTTGAGTTTGCTACCCTTTCCGGCAGTTTTTCGCTCGGTGGGTATTCCCGCTCCCACTCTTCCGCTAGTTTTGGGTTGTTTGCGTGCAACCACCGACGTTGTGCTTCGCTTTTGAACGGCACGTGGAGCCTCCTTCGGTACAATTTCGACTGCGGCAACACCTGCTTGACGTTTCAACCCGCGTTGTGTACGAAGTCTAACGACTGGCGGTTTGGCTGGGGCAACTACGATCTTTCTTTTCAACCCAGCTCCCTTGAGTGCAGCTATTGTCGGTTGCCCTTCTTGATTGAATATCGAAAGCTGAGTAGCAGTTGGCGAAACTTCAATAGGAGCAGCAGCTACTGAACGAGTACCAGGGATACCACGACGCAGCGCTTCTCGCCGGCTAGGACGCGGAGCTTCTCGTCGCTTGAACAATTCAAGCTGTGTTGCCTGTGCTACTTTGTCTTGCTGTGTCGGCTCAACAGCAGCGACTTGTTGCGCTTGTTGTAGTATGAACAAGTCACGAGCATTCTGACTTTGCTGAGCCAGTTGCTCTGTTTGTCGTTGAATGAGTGCCTGTTGTTGAGCCTGTGCAGCTTCGAATTCTCGCTGGCGCCGCAAACGATCCCGAATAGCTTGTAACTGGTTACTTATTTGCGGGTTGAAGGGCGCTTGGGGAGCAGGACCGGAAAACTGAAGCGCCCCTTGAGCCGGGTTGAATACAGGCTGCGTTGGATTGACTACAGGCTGAATCGGATTGACTACAGGCTGAGCTTGACTTTGGTCAATAAAAGGAAATGCTGCCTGATTCTGCTGCAAGAATGGAAGCTCGCCCTGAGCCGGGTTGAATACAGGCTGCGTTGGATTGACTACAGGCTGAATCGGACTGACTACAGGCTGAGCTTGACTTTGGTCAATAAAAGGAAATGCTACCTGATTCTGCCTTGGAAAAGGAAGTTCACCCTGGGCTGGATTGATTTCGGGAAGTATTGTTAAAGGAGATGCCTCGGACGCCGGAGCTCGCGGTTGCCTACGATAAGCCAATTCTTCCGCGGATAGCTCTCCAAAAATATTGAGTACGCCTTGAGTACCTACTGGTTCAGGATTCTGAGCTGGATTAAGTAGATTAGCAGGTTGCCTACCTCGCAGATGCGCGATAGTGCCAAGCGGGCTACCAATACCAGCTCCGGCAGCAAACGAGTTAATCAGCCGCTTGATATTTTCGGGAGCCTCGAAATCCTGATCCGACAAACCCAGCAGCAACGCTTCCTGCCCTAGCTCTTCAGTACCTTCAACAGTCCCTGCAACCGCGCCGCCTACTGCGCCACGTCGAAGTAGCTCTGCTCCCTTACGAGGAAGCGACGTTCCAGCACGTAACGCTGCTGGAGCACCTACGCCCTTAAATACACGAAGCGCCAATGCGTATTCCGGTAGTATGTCGAGAGCGGCGTAAACAGGTGCTCCGGACAAAGCCTTGAGGCGGGCTACTGTATCATCGGCATTAGCACCCTGGTCTCTCAATTCCCCATAGATGTCCCCCACGCCTATGCCGTAATCAGCTCCAAAAGATGCAGCAACAGCACCGGTAATGCCAGCAGCATTACGTAGCAATTTCTGCTCGGCGAAATTCAGACTTTCGTTTTTGAGGCGTTTGGTAAGTGCCGCTTTGACGCTTTGCTTCCACGCCGCCTTGCTAACCAAAGCGGCAAACGCGGCAAGCGCACCCCCAATAGGAGTACCGGAAGCAGCAGTACCAGCAACGAAACCTGTAACTGCCGCTGCAACAGACTCGATCAAATTCGGGCCTTGTTGTGCAAAATTCGCTACCAGCCAGTCAACGGCACCTTTACTGGAGTCGATATCGGTGAACTCACGTTCGAATGGAGCGGTTTTACGTAGGTCTTCTACTTGTTGCTCGACAATTTTCCCGCCGGTTTCTTCAGCACCAACCGCCTGCAATGCACGGCCTGCCAGCAACTGCATGACATCGACCCCACGCCCAAAGTTACGCGTCGCAAGAGTTTCAAGCGACGGATCGCGTGCATTCTGGATAAGCTGTTTGTAGGACCGCATACCCAGAGGAATGAAATCGTTGTTTGTAGGAAATCCAGTAGGTCTACTATCGAGCAACGTTTCGGATTGCAGTAACGCTTGTGCGTCATCGTCTTTGAACGTTATCCCCTGAACATAGAATTCCTTGCGCGCACGATTGTATCCAATCGAAGGTTCTGGGGATGCCTCGGAAGTAGCGAACTGATTTCGCTGAGCAAGCTGAACACCCGCAGCAGCCAAACCTGCTAAATTATTAGCCGGTGTCGTAAGCGCATCCTGAAAACCAAACGGATTTCCTGATGCTTCAGGCGTGTCTTGAAAACCAAACGGATTTACGATAGGAGACACCATATTAGTAGCCTACATTCAGACCTGCGACAGGTTGTGCAACTGGCGGAAGCGTAATTGGACCAGCCGCAGATTCCTCGATTGTACCCTCGGCTGGAATTACGAATACTTGGTTGCCGCGCTGTAGGTAAGCTATACCCTTGGTAGTGTCGATAGTTAATTTGCCATTCTGTTGTTTGGCCCGCTCTACAGCCAGATTGTATTCGCCTTGCACAATTGAATTCTGAATATCCCGCATGGCGTTGACTAGTGCATCGCCGTATCTCTGTTTGAGGGCTAGTTCATTTTCCATCGCAGCAGACTTGGCGTGTGCAGCACGAGCATTAGGGCTGAACTCTCTGAGTGCCATCGTAGCCAACATTGCCGGAGACACACCTTCCTTCACTTTCTTGCCATTGACAAAGTAGTTATACTTGCCATCTGTACGAGGCTGAATCCCTACCGGGGCTCCCAGGTATTGCGTCAGCACTCCGGCTAACCGGCGAGGATCGTTAGCCGCTGTGAGTTCACGTAGCCCCTGCATTCCTTGTAGATAGGTTTGCTTCTCTGCAACTTGTTGCTGCAATTGAAGCAATCCTGCGTCAATTTTACCAATCGAATCCCGCAACCGGTCAGCCGCTTGGATACCTCCAGCCGTACCGCTACGCATATACACTTGTGCCAATTGCCCCGCTTCGTTACGCTGCCTTGTAAGAAAACTCATTTGTTGCTGCGCAACTTGTTGTAGCTGCTGCAATTCGAAAGGAATGGTTTGTGGATTGGCAAGGTAGAATTCAGCCAATTGCTTGTTACGTGCCTGAGTCTGCGGAATTTCAAGCGGCGAGCTCGTTCTTGCCAGAATAGTGTCGGTTACCGCAGCTACACTAGTCTTGCTGGCTCCCTTATATTTTTGAATGGCCCGTGTGTAGTCGCCGTTATTTTGCTGGAGATATTGGGCAAACAACTGTGCTGCAAATGGAATGGCTGTATTCGGATCGAGCCGTTGCTTACGAGTCAAACCATGTACATCGGCAATTTGTGCAATACCCAGCCCAAATTTCTCTCCACGAGGAGACACCGCTTTTGGGTTAAACGACGATTCCGTACCAAGCAAGCGCTTGAATATTACGGCGTCAATACCGTTTTGCTGAGCACTCTGAGTAATCAGTGCATCGTATGGTGTAGTTGTAGCATCATATTTCTGCGTTTGTTTGGGAGCAGAAGGAGCAGCCTGAGCCACAGAAGGAGCAGCAGGAGCAGCAGAGGTGCTCAGAGGATATGTATACTGCGGATTAACCCGCTGATACTCCGCACGAGCGACAGGTATTGCTTGTTTATAGTAACTTGACTCCAAACGAGCTATTTCTTTTTTCGTAGCAGCGATCTGAGCCTTGTTACCTACCGGCGTCGGTAAGTAAAACGGACCTTCTAGCTCTTTTAAGCGCATACGAGCTTGACCAAGCTGCGAAAAAAGACCTTCAGGATACTGCAATCCTGCTGACTGCGCAGCAGGAGCAGCCTGAGCCACAGAAGGAGCAGAAGGAGCAGCCTGAGCCACAGAAGGAGCAGCAGGAGCAACAGGAGCAACAGAAGCAACAGGAGTAACAGGAGCATTAGCCAAAGGCAGTGCTTGCCCAGGGGCAATTCCTTGTGCAAACTGAGCTACATCCACAGGCTGAAACGAAGGTAACTGCAACCCAGCTAGATTCTGTTTCAAGTCAGCGATACGATTCTGTTCCTCGGTTGCTAGTTGATTTTGCCGAGCAACACGAATTGCTTCTTCAGCCTGTCGCTGACCTTGACTAACGACGCCGGCATTACCAAGCAGTTGTCCGAAATCCATGAGATTTACCTTCCGCGACTTCTAGCTTCTTCAGTACCAGTAAGGGAGCCAAACAAACTCCCAATATCCAGCGCGCGCTGTCTTGCACGAAGAGCAGCATCGGCATTACTGGCACGCAAACCTGAGAAACTTCCTGTACTATTCGGATACTCCTTCGGCAATGCGTTCAAACCTGCCTGTATGGTGCTTAGCCGCCCAGAAATACCTTGCAGAAGCCCTTGATCGAACGCACTACCTGTATCTCGGGCAGTTGCCAAATCGAAGCGTCGCGCTTCAGCCGTACGAACCGGCCCTTCGAGTCCGCGTAGTCCAGCTTGCTTGGCACGAGCACCGGCTGTTTGTGCTCGTCGAGCACGTTGCAAACCGAAATACTCAGGATCGAAGTATTTGGACTCGCCGATGAGATTTTGTGCTTGCTCCAAACGAAGCGCAAACAAGCCGGCATTATTTTGCTGAAGCGTACGCAATTCCTCGGTCTGCGCATCTAGCAAAGCTCGTTCTGCATCGGTAAGTCCGTCGCCCGCCAAAGCCGATCCAGCAAGATTGCCGGCAGCGCGAAGTGTCAGATCAGCCAGTGCTTTGGGATCGCTGAACTTAGCCGCAATCTCGCCAGGTACTCTCTTGAGTGCCTCAATGAATGACAGCGGCTTATTCGGCGCAGGAACCTGCCCACTCGGAGTAGCAGCAGCTTGGAAAGCACCCGACCCAGTAATCGTTTGCGTGCCGCCCGTAATGGGGTTGAGTGTAGTTAGTTGTAACCCAGTAGACGGCGGCGCATATGCACCTAAACTATAATCAAGTGGAACTCCCGCTGCTGTTGCAGCATTTGCCCCAGCTTGGAAGAACCCCGGATTAGGAGCTTGAAAACCAACACCAGCCGTTGCCGGATTAAATCCACCCGTGGGGAATTGCACTCCCGAGGTAAGACTATAATCTAACCCATCAAATCCTGCTCCTGTCTCCGCGCCGCTAAGAGAGACTGGGAACGTCGTTGCCGGTGCTGCCCCGCCAAAACCTGTTGCCGCCTCACCAGCACCTAGATTCAATCCGGCAGGCGGTTGTCCAATTGCAGAAAACGTGGGTTGCGCAGCGGCAGCAGATGGGGCAGAAATAAAGCCACCAATCCCCCCGCCAATCCCCCCGGTCAAAGCGCCTTTGAGGAAACTACCTCCAAGTACCGCTTGCGAGGCACCCCCTAGTACCGTCCCAACAGCAGCAGACCCAAGTACGCTACCAACTGTTGCGGAGACTCCGAATGTGGCAGCACTAATGCCGAATGAAGTAGCAATGGAGCTGGCAATGACTGGTGCGGCAAAAGGAATTGCTATTGCTGCGGCTACCCCAATAATAGTTTTTACGGCTTTGCTCATTCTACCCTCCTGCAACGCTCCAGAATTGCACGAATTAGTGTATCATCATCCTTCAACGCGAAGTAGTCAAGCAACAACGCTTTCACCTGCTCCGAAGACGCGGTTGTTGGTGCCAACGTTTCCCATCGAAGCTCTGGCGCCCCCGAAACTTCACTCACGCACGGCACCATCACCGGTATCTTCACCGTTTCAGGCACCGCGGGCAAGCTATTGCACCCGGCGAGCAGCAGAGAACAGAGCACCAATCGTCGCAAGTTCATCCTCGCACTTCCCTGGCACCGCCGGCGCCGGCACGCGCTCGACCGCCACAGTCACCTTGGCACGTTTTTGCTGAAGAATTTCTGCTTCCTTCAACGCCTTCTTCGCCCTTTCCTGAGCGCTCTTCGTCGCCTTCTCCAACTTCGTGACTTCCGCGTTTTGCTCCGTGAGCTTCGAGGCAAGCGTCGTGTACGCCGCAATCGCTTCCGCCTTTTTGGCCTGGCACGAGTTCAGCCGGTACGACTGCACACCAAGCGCGAGGCCCAGAGCGACCACAACGCCGACGGCCAGCGGCCAAGGCGAAAACGGAAGCGGGATCATTTCTCACTCAGCGGCATCGTCGTCACCACCCTCAGCACCGCCGTCACTACCGAGATCGTGAGCAGCACCACCGCAACCGTCGAGCTTCCGAACACCGACTGGAGCGATTCTCGCACGAGACCGCTTGCCGCTTCTAACGCACCGAACAACGCGAGCGCCAGCGAGAACCACATCGTTCTGCTTTTCAACGCACCTTTAACCCACTCATTCATCTTCTTCTCCTTGTCGAATCAACATCGTAACCCTCTGTGCCCGCGAAGGTGTCTGGTGTGCCCACTTGCTTTCCAACGCCGCTTCCGCCGCCCCTTCGTAATCGCCCTCGACGATTCGCCCAATCATCGTATGAAACCCCATCAACCCACTAACCCCTAGCTGGTACGCCATATTCAAAAGTCCCCTTCTCACCGGCTCAGGCAGAGCATCAAACGTCGGAAACGCCCGAGTTAGCTCTTCCTCAATCTTCCCCACCAAAAACTCAAGCCAAAACTCCCCCACCTCCTTCGGTATCTTTCCCTTCTTACCCGGATCAACCAGAAACCCATATCCAATCGTCCAGAACCCAAGGCTGTCCTTATACAACGAATCCCGCCAACCTTCGTCATTCTTAAGATCATCAATAACGCTCATCGCCCTTCATCCTCGATGTGGAAATGCCGATCTTCGGCGTCTTTCAAAATTTGCTGCACCTCATCACTCAACATGCGTCCGTACTCGTACCGGAGGACAGCGATGTCGGGCGTGCTCCAGACCTTTCCCTCAAAATCCCGAATTATATATTCACCCTTGTCGTTGACAATTGTGTACTCACAGGAACCACCCACGAGAATCGTTCCCAGTTTCGTTGTCATTTCGCGAACCAGGTAACAAAAGTCGAAATGGCAACAGCGAAGATGATCCATACTACTCGCTCCCAGATTCCAAGCCGGACCAGGCTGGTAGCCGCACTAGTGCGCAATTCCATAATTTTAGCCTCACAGTGTTCCATCCGCTCCCCCAGGCGCTTGTTTTCCTCCATCGTACTCACGAGCCTTTCGTCGAGGCGCGCAAGCGTCATGACCGCTTCAGCCAGCTTGTCAACTTTCGTCTCGATGCGCTGAACGTCGGCCCTTAGAAGTTCCATTGGCATATCAAACCCCGCAACCCACCAGCGTTCGTTGTCGCGCTCCGCTACCCGTCGTTGAAAAAAACCCGCTCTCGGCCATCCCCACCAACGCTATTCCCCCCGAGCCTACCGCAAACGCAGCGGACGTGTGAACGGACACGTCCCCGTTTCCTCCCAGCACCACACCGCCGAGCGGCATCCAGCCGACGTGACGCACGTAGATCGCGGTCGCGCCAAGCGCCATCCCCCCCAAGCCGACAACGGACACCGACGACGGCCCAGAGAATTCCGCAAGCGCAGCACCCGCGAAAATCGCCCCGCCGGCTGCCACCGGGTGTGCCCCACGCTGAGGCGTAGAGGCACCCACAAGCGCGATTCCGCCCGAGGCCGTAGCACTGACCCCAACGGCTGCCACCGCAGCCCCAGCGGTCGAAATACCACCCGCAGCGCCCGGCTGCACTCGTCGCACGAGCCCCGCGATCCCACCAAGCGCAACACCCCCGCTCGCCGCAGATTGCACTTTCCGCTCGGTCGTCGTCGAGCCTGCGAGCGACATTCCGCCCGAGCCGATGACGGACACACTCGATGTGCTCCCATCCGGCAGAATCAAATAACGAGTTGACATTTACGGGGCGAAGACCTGCCAGGGGTTGATGTGAAGTGCTCGCATCTCCGAATCATCCAGAATTCGGTTCCAGGCTAAAACCACAACGAGATCGTCGGTGTAACTGTACGCGCCCAAATTAACGTCTGCGAGAGCCCCAAGCGCAAGATACTCCGTCCCGTCGGACGAGAACGTTACCGTTCCGGTGATACTAGCCGATTGCGACACCCCATCTACATACAATTCGCGCACCACACTTGGCTTCCAGACACCGCCGAAACTGTGCATGTTTCCATCTATCGCGCCTGCCTTTACAGCAACCGTTCCGTTGGCCACGAACATTGCAAGTTGACCGGCAGAATAGCTACCGGAACTGCTCAAATTTGCAGAAAACAAAAACTGATTCACCCCACCGCGAATCGAGAAAAATGGCTTGGACTGCCCCGCACTCGTTGGGTTTCCTATAGCGAAAATACTCACACCGCCGGCATGATCCAGCACAGCGGTCTGTTGACCGAATTGCAACTTGGACGTAGAAGCCGTCGACCAACGAGAAGCTCGGCCCAGCCGGACGACCGTATCCGTTTGCTCGATTGCCTGCGCTTGCAGCCAGCGGCCCGCAACGAAGCCGCCGCGTTGATGTGGCATGCAGGCAAATCTCAGCGACCTGGTAAGCGGATTGCTCCAGTCGATCCCCCGCACGAACTGCGGCTGATTGGTCCAAGACACACGCTGTTTGACTATCGGCATGAATATCAAACCGAAGTGAAGACGACCTCGCTCGTGTAGAGCGCGCCGCTGGTCAGCGCCACGCCAAGGTCGTTCTTGCAGACGATCTTGAACTGATCCGGGCAGTAGCCGAGGGCATTCGTCACGGAAAATGTGCCCTGCTGGATCGTAGTGGTGCTGTTCATCGGAACCGTTCCAAGCACTCTCAAATTCGGCTCATCCGTAGCCGCCGTGCCGGATTCAGGCCCACTCCGAAAGTTCGTCCCATCGAGAGACTCCTTGACGAACACCACCACTTGCTTGTTCCCCGCCGGCACGTTCGTCGTCGCGCACGCTACTTCCACGATAACGTCCTGCGGTTCATTGATCGAGGCATTGTATGCACTCGATACGCAGTATGTCGCCGATGCGAGAGTTGGAAACGATGCGGACGTGAGCGACGTTCGCGCTGACAGTGTTTGCCTGGTCGTGGCCATGTCAATCCGCCGTGATCTTCGGCGTCAGCAGATACTGATCGCCGTTGTTTGCCGGCGTGAAATTCGTCGTCGCCTCCGAGTACATTAAAATCCCACTTACCGCCTGCGTCACGAAATACCCGTAAATCGTCGGATTTGTCGTCAAGGGGCCCGTGAAAGTCCATATTTGCTGGGCATAACTCGCCTCGACGGGAGAGGTTCCCGTATATGCCCACGACACCCCAGATAGAGCTTTCTGCACATAGCCCCCGCCTGTCGCAGCCGTGTACGTCGCCGCCACATCCGTTTCAGCCGGAGTGATGTTCAGCACAAACAGATCGAGCTTCTGATCCTGGCCTGCGGTAGTATTCAGAAACGCCTTGAGCGCCAGAGCTTCGCCTACTGCCGGAACATTGAGTGCCATGATCTCTCCTCAGAAATAGCCAAACTGAACACCAAGCTCTTTGCCCGGCCGTCTTGCAACGGGAATCTCTGCGAGTTTCGCCATTCGCAAATTTCCCGCCAGCGTCGAAATCGCCATTAGATTCGTGCCGTCGTCCTGCACAAGCATGACATCTGCAATGCCCTCATCATTGATTTCCCGGATGATGCCGATACGCTCTTCCGACACGACCCACATCCCTTTGCGCATCTCGCCAAAGAACTTCGGCGCATGCGCACTGACGTGCCCCGCAACAACGACCTTCCTGCGCTTGAAGAAATCGAGAAATCCCATTACTCCACCTCGTAAGTTACATCAACAGCAGTCGTCACCGGAGAACTCAGAATCAACGTCAGAGCTTCTCCCGTGGCCGTCTCAAACCAACCGCGCTCAGCATAGGGCAAAACGAACCCACCATTCGCCGCAACCGGCTTCGCAGATGTAATTGCCGTGCTGTTCGATCCAAGCGACACCGAGACATTCCCCGCCGCAATCACGCACATCGACAGCACTCGAATGATCATTCCAGGCTGTGCAGCAACAATCGGTGTTCCCGTCAAAGAGGAAGTCAAAAATGCCCGCGAAATCAACCATTGGGCATGTAAATTTCCAGACGCGATGCGCGGATTGATCGTTACTGCCATCTCAAATCACCTTCACCGTTGCGCCGGCCGCGGCATCCAGCAACGTCCGCGCCTCTGCGGGCGTCTTGCCCGCGGCAACGAGCGCATCGAGCGCCACCTTCTCCTCGATCATCACCGGCATCGGCGGCGGAGGCGGCGGAATGTCTGCGCCCGTAAAGACCCGAATCACTAGACCATCGAACCAGACGTACTTCGGCCCCAGCAATGCCATGACGGTGTCGTAGTCCCTGATGCCGTAGAGTTTGATCATGACGGCAGCACCTCCACATGCAAACTCCGGGCGGCGGACCAGTCGGCGGCGGAGTCGACGCTTTTGGACAGCACGAGGGTCAAAGTCGTATCAATGGAGGTGTCGATCGAGGTCGAATACGAAGCCGCCAGATCAACTGTAATAGACCCAAAATAGAACCATCCACTCCAGTGTTGGCGATCTTCCCTGCCCATATTTTGCATTGCCCCGATAAGACGTGTATAGACAGTCGTAGTCGGGCTAATCGTACCAATCAAGCCGAACCCGTTAAGCTTAACGGTGTAGCCCTTAGTAGTCGCGCTCGAATTGTTGTCCCCAATGAGCTCCACCCGCAGAAGCCCATTCTTCCCAAGTGCTCCCCCCGGCAGCAAAACCGATGCAGCCGTCACATCCCCAGTAACCCCAACGAATGCCCCAGGCCCAGCAGCGACGATTGGCGTCGGATTGGCCGGAATGTCGAACGAATCGATGCCGGGGACGTAGATGTTGTTGTAGATCGTGCCGATGGTCGTGTTCGTGCTCGACATCACGACCCAGTAGAAACCCGCAACCGAACCCGCATAGGCTGCTCCCGCCGGCAGGAATGTCCAGACGCCGCCATCCAGCGTCGTCGCGTAGGCGATGCCAAGCGTCAGCGCCCCGTTCGCCGCAACGCTACCGCTCGGAGCCAGGCAAATCGGAATGCCGACACTAAGGAGGATGTATGAAGAGTTCACCTTTCCACCAAGACGAGAATTCACAGAAACTGTCATCAGACGTTGCTCCGAGAAACTATTGCAAACCTTGTCACTTGTTGGCACATACTAAATTCGCGCATCGTGGTCTCCATGATGTAGTGGAAAGCCCCGTCCTTTAGAGCGGGGAACAGTTATTTTTAAGTCTCCATCGTAACTGTGATCGTCGCGCCAATGCCAGAAATCGCAGTCACATTCGCCCGCGTATGCTTCCACCGAGCGCTAGACACGAATCCATCCGTAACTGTTGCAATTCCTAAAGCAAGCGAAACTGTGCCGAGAACCATGTAATTTACTCCATCATTCGACACCTCGATGTTCGTCGTGGCGGTTCCCGTACCAGAAGTAGTCGATCCAGTAACCTGAAACGACGTACTGTCATCGAAAACATAATGCACATCGTCAATGACTGGTGCTCCGCTTCCTGTAATCGTTACTGCATTGAGTAGAATCATAGGAACCTCCTAAAGAGCCATCCTAACATAAGCACATGATTTATTGAATCCGAAACGATGCAAATACAACTTGGTATGTCGTTCGGGTACATAGGCATCTAGGTACCTCACTTCGTTGCTTTTGAGCCATTCGAGAATGATGTGCCAGTACGCAGCTTTGAAGCGTAACAACCCTCGTCCAGCCATTGCTATGACATCGGCACATTTACGTCCATTTGTCATATTAAACTGAATTCCTATGGCACATGCAGGTTTGTTGTTCTCAAACCCAACGAAGATAGCTACCAACCCAGTAACAGCAAGCAAGTAAATATCCTTGACGCTCATCTCGTCTTTGGCAATCTCGTTGCTCTCGCAAGCAGCACTGAAATATGGCTCCAAAACCGGCCACAATTCAGTAACCCGTTCAGGAGTCAACATTTCAATGGACAATATAGTCACTTATATTTCTCAACAAGGTTATCGAAAAATTCCTTACCCTTCATTTTAACCACATTCGCAGGTACCACATATTCACCCTCGTGCGCTTTGACTGGCCCAGTTTGCGGTACTTCCCCACCCTCTGCCAATGAAGGTACAGGCTGGGTTCCACCACCCGATTTCACGGCACGCGCTGCAAGGAGAAGAACAAACACCAATCCCTGGTCGTATTGAAGCGGCAAATCCTGCTCTGTGGCAATGCCATTTTGAATGGCAAACTTCCGGACATTGGGGTACATCTCCGGATTCTGAGCCGCAACCGTAGCCAACTGAATGACCATATTCAGTTCCTGCGGTGTCAATTCGCCGGTCTGCATTACCTGCTGGATTGCCACTCGAATAGCTTCTACTGCTTGTGGATTCTGAGCAGCAAACTGATTGATCTGCGCCTCCAACGCTTGAGGAGATTCCGCACCGCCCTGGCTAACTGTTTGTTCGCTAACTCCAGCAAAATTTGGCATGCTCACCCCCTCAATTGATTGATCAGTGTATTTACGGTTGCCTGCAAGTTAGCTACGTCATTACTAAGTTGCTGAACGTCCTGAATCAGCTTGCCATGATCTTCGAGGCTTGGCACGATGACTCCCCCTATGGTAAATCCATTGCCTTGCGCAGTCACACGGGTCATGGTCTGCGCCGCTGGGTTGGGTAGCGTAACCTGCCCTGTAACGATTGCTCGTACATCGTTGGTTACTCCTCGGGCACCAGTGAGCAGTTCGATATTCTCCTTCATGGCAGTCAATGTATTGAATTGCCAGTCGTTCAAGCTCCCTTGCGGGATAGCCGGGATTGCTATAAATCGCGGGCCACGTGCAGCCATTAGACTTCCTTCAAGCCAAGTGGTGTTTCCGCCAAGTAAATGGCTCGCACTCGTGCATTTCCCTCTACCTCGACCTCGAATGTATCACTACGATACCCAGTAGGCAACCGAAACATGCCAGAAGTTGCAACAGGTGTTTCAAGCAGCAGCTGTTTGTCTGTCCACAATCTGAAAATAATTGTGTCCGCAGCATAATCCGCGACTACTCGGGCTGCACCGAGATTAATCATATCCTTGGTAGATATAACCTTGGATTTCCATTTCAGCGTCGTAGCCGGCTGCGCAGAGTTATCCCATTCGTAAATATCGCCGGTAGCGCCGCTAACGTAGTACACAATACCGTCGATGGCGTCATACCAGGACGCTGAAAAACTGTAATCGACATCCGTGAAAAAACCCCCTATCTTGGGATCATGCGTAAAAACGAACATTCCAGCGGAATGAGATGCAATATAGTCACCCCCGTAGTATTCCGCAATGACCGTTTTCGGATCGACATCGGCCTTCCAGGTACTATTGTTGTACAGCAACGCGGTAATGATGGCTTGCCCGCTACTAGGCGAATACACAGCAAGACCCTCGTGCGTCGAATACACGACACCATAACCCATCGTCACCATGCTGTTCTTGCTCAAGCACGGGTAATTAGCATTGATGCGGGCGGTCGCCATGCCATTGGCCGGGTCGCTTCCTGAAACGAGATACGGATATGCTTCAGTAGTCACCAATGCAGACCCGCTGATAACGGCAATGCCAACTATGCTATAGTCTAAATTGATTGCATATGCCGCAGGCCAGGCATGCGGGCGCGCCGGCTCTGAAAAATACAGGGTATTTCCAACGAAACCACACAGAACATTGTTCTGAATAACGGTCAGCCCTTTGAGTTCTGTGGGTGGTGGATCGTATTCGTCCGTACCAAGAATATCGAACAAATCACGAGATTCAAAATCATCCGTGAACGTATACACTCCACCATCTCCCCAGTACCGGGCAACACTGATTGGTGGATTTTCAGATATGTCATGATACAGAATACCAGCACCGACCAAGATTTCACTAAGGTTATAACTTGTTTGTGAATACTCAAATATATAGTCGTCGATTACATCTGTCACAATTCCATCAGTAATATCGAATGAAGATTCAGTGCAACCACTGATTTTGAAGCGATCCTCAATTGACAAATTATGCGGATACAATAATGTGACATGAGAAACATTAGCGGTGCGCTGTACCTTCGCCAATCCCGTAGGAAACCAGAGTGTATCGAGAAAGTAGTACTCAGTCCCTGATGCCGCTGCCAGTGTCCGATATAGCTTCACACCCCGCACGAAGTTATTTCCAGCAGGCTTGGCTACTGGGATATTGGACACTGTAACAACTACACCTTCCTTGATAAACAGATTCTCGGACGGTTTGGCCGCAATCGACTCTTCATCCCACGGAGTAATCCACGTGAAAGTATAAGAACGAGCCTGTGTCAGCCCCCCAAGATTGATCTTGCCTTCGCTACTGAGAGTCGTAGATATCTGTGGACCGGGACTGAAATAAGTAAATGTCGTATCGTCAACTATTGTGATTTCTACATTGGTTGCATTCAGACTACGATTGTCCCGTCGCACAATCCCGCTCGTTGCCGCCGGCACTGTTGCAACAATATCGAACGCGTCTGTAGTGGCGTTGGACAATGTATAATTACCATCTACGGCAGTACCCGATGTGAACTCCAGCGTAACCTGCGTGCCATTCACCAAGCCATGTGCAGTCATGGTTATGTGGATCGTCGTGTCCCCTGAATTTGTCCATGTAATAGTGCCTGCACGCGCCGCAGCAGTAGGAGCTGTGATAGCAAACGTGTTGTCGTCAACAATATTGACCGAATATGCACCATCAATGCTTGCATGTGCACTGAATTGAAGGTTTGCCACCATGCCCGCCTGAAGCCCGTGATTTGCCACGCTGATGAGCATCGAAAGCGTCCCTAACGGTTGGTTGTAGGTACCAGTACGCGTAGATGGATTTTGTTTGTAATCACCAAGGCTGTAGCCAAACCCAGATACAGTTACCGGACTGTTGGCACGCAAATTATGCGGTGCTGAAGTCACTATGGTAACGACACTAGCTGCATCACGGGTATAGGACACCGTTGTTTTTTCGGTAAATGGGATAGCCGTAGCTACCAATTGCGCACTATTGTCAGGCGGCGACAATCCCAGATCATAACTCGTTGCAGGGTATGGGCCAGCACCCGCCGTTGCCAACACGTAGTTACTGACTTTGGGGCTACCATCCCCGGTGTAGTAGAACCGTTGCTCGGCTTTATCAGTCTTGGAAGCTATGGCAATGTCTACATCAGTAAGCCACGAAAGCCACTTTTTTGCACCAGTAACAGGATCACGTAATGCAAACAGAGTTCCAATTGCACCAGTTCGACCTGTATTTGCAATAATGACAGGCTGAGAGTACGGAATCAAATCGCCCGAATAGAACTTGCAATTCGTCGCAACCTGCCCAGCAGTATTGGGGAGCAACTCCGGTGAAATCTTCGGAGCAATTCCAAGAAAGCCTACAATTTTGATCCCTGCCATGGCAGTAAATTAAGCAATCTCGTAAGTGATTTGTCCATCCAACAAAGCAGGAGGAGGCATATTCAGAGTAAGGACTGTAGCCCCACTATGAAACTCAGAAAAAAGAAGATAGGCGTACCCAGGAACGGTATAGCAAGCCACTTGTGCTCCAGCAGTATAAGTACCCTGGTCAAACACAACTACTCCATAAGCACCGTTAGCGGGTAAAACTGGTAAATCAAGTCGCATCCATCCAGTTCCACTATGCCCCAATAAATTAACTCCGAAGCGAACAGTACATTCTTTGCCTTTGACTACGTATCTACCATTTTGCGATGTATAGGTACCAACTCCTGGAGTAGTAGCCCCAGAAATCGTAGGTGTGTAATCAATATATTTTCCTTCTACGATGTCACTGGCAACGTCTATCACAGATTGCGCAGTCACCCGTAACTCGACCAGGCTGCCAGCATCAAACGGTAGCGCTGACGTACCTTCCTGAGCCCGGACAACAGTCAGCACATCGCCTACACGTGCTGTAACCTTCACAATTTCCAGCGCATTGACAGCTAATTGCACAGTCGCATAGAAGTAATCCCCCGAACCAAGACTCGGGAAAGCAGCACCATCGCCGGTTTGAAGAACGAACGAAGTATCCAGAGCACTGACTGCTGCACTAAGAATTCCAGACGCATTATTTTTGAGTAGGATAGCCATATTGTTACCAATCTCGTTTCACTACAATTCGAAGACGCCATGACGCTGGCGTAGCAAGCTGGGAGGTTCCGGAACTGTTCATCATGTATATCCCACCAGCGCCAATCACGACCTTCGTTGAGTTTTCATTTGTTGCGCCAAACGTCAAGTGTTGGTTTCCGGTAACATTGATCGGCGGATGTACGCGCTGATACACGAGAAATCCAAGGTCAGGCACAGCGCATTCGAGCCAGAAATTCACAGTCTTGAACTGGGTACCAATCAAATCGGACACATCGACAGTCGTGCCAAGCGCGAACGCAATGGGTCCGCTGTCATAGCGCCCCTGAATCGCGTACCAGCGAATCGCCGTCACAACACCACCAGCCACAGTAACCTCGCCAACGAAAACATCATAGGCTTGGTTTGCCACTGTGCCGTCACCCACCTTCATCGTCGCTTCCTGGATGCTGTAGGTCCGCTGGCCGAGATTGGCACTATACGTCCCACCGAACTGATAGAACGGTGCAAGAGTCGTGGCGAATTCCGTCAACGTTCCGTCGGTATTCACCGTCACGCCCAGGTACATCGTTCCATTGATTATTAATCCAGCCCATGACGGGTTCGATTTCGAGCCAATTCTATCGGACATCCTGAACGCGGCTGTAACCGAGATCGACCCCACAGCAGCCACTACTGTCCCACCAGTCGCCCCGCCAAATGCAGCAAATCCGCTTGAATCAACCGGGCCATCCAATACTGTTTGCCGCGCCGATGGAGAAACTGGCAGTGGTGTAGGTGAAAGTACACTAATTGCCTGCGCGACTCTCAACGGCGACATCAACCGAAGCGCACTTTCCGTGCCCGCCTCCATCTCCGCCTGTGTCGCGTCCGCCGGGCGCACGAAACCGGTCCCAATCGCAAACCATTCTTTCGTCGTGCTATCCCGAATATTAACAAACGTTATTGTCTCGCCGGCCTGAAACGTCATCGACGTTCCGATTCCCGACCCCCACGAGATCGTATCCGCGCCTGAGACTATGATCGTGGCAGCAAACTGAAACATCAGGCTAATCGTGGTACCGGAAACGTAGGTATCCGCCAGCGGCAACGTCAGCGTCAGCCCGGCCGCCTGGACTTCGCCCCAATGATTGATGATCGTATCAAGCGAGATCGACGTGGCAATGCCAACGCCATTTACAGGCTTGAACTCAAGGCCCCCGTGATGCCGCACGGAGACCATGTAAAATTTAGTCGCGCTAAACACGATCGTCAGCAAATCCCCGACGATAATGTCCCCGAGCACACACGAATCCCCCGAACGATTGAAAAGACTCACAGCCCCCAAACCCGAAACCTTCACTGTCACAGGGCCCGTATTTACCGCCGTCGCCGCAAACTGGAACACCTGCCCATTCGCATACGCCGTGATGGCCGGCGTTACCGTAAGCTCGATGGCGTCCCCAGTCCCAGCCACTACAGCTAACATCGCAGCCCCAGCAGCGTCATCAATCACTTCCTGGACAGCCGCCTGCACATTCGTCGCTGCGATGCTCCCATAGGGTGTAAAACCCACAGCAGTGGCCCCAGCAGCCCCAGCAAGGTCATTAATCTCTTCCTGAATGGCAGTCTGTACATTCGTCGCTACGAGGTTCCCATAGGGCGTAAAACCCACAGCAGTAGCCCCAGCAGCCCCTGCAAGGTCATCAACTTCTTCCTGGATGGCAGCCTGCACATTCGTCGCTGCGATGTTCCCATAGGGCGTAAAAGCTATCCCTGTAGCCGGCGCAGTCGTCACGCTATCATTGATGGCATCCAGCACGGACTGTGCCGTTACCCGTAACTCGACCAGGCTACCTGCGGCAAAAGACAATGCCGAAGTACCTTCCTGGGCACGAACGACAGTCAGCACGTCACCTGTACGCACCGTAGCCTTCACAATCTCAAGATCACTGGAAAGAAGTGACTGAATCGTCGCATAGAAATACTCGCCCGAAGCAAGACTCGGGAAAGCAGCTCCTTCCCCAACCTGAAGTACGATCGAGGGATCAGATGCACTGATCGGGGTAGATAGAAACCCGGAGGCATTGTTTTTAAGCACAATCGGCATGATCAAGCCCCAAACGGTTGCATATGCACTTGCAGCATTCCACGAACATTCCCTAGATTTGCGCGAGCGCGACGTTCTGCAACCTGAAAAACGTACTGTTTTGCATGATACGCAGCCAGTTCACGATCCGACCAGGCAGCTTGCGGAAGCACAAGCAGATGTTGCAATGTCCCATGCATGATTACTTCTTCGAGTTCATTGAAAGTAAACTCATCCATACCAGTAGCGCCATGCGCCGGTTTAAGTGCCGTAAACATGCGGCACGTATAAGCCTTGGAATCATCCGGCAAAGGCAAAACGACATATCGCTCGGAAGTTATCTGGCAAATAGCTTGTGGTGCGCTCGCAGCATCCAATGCCGCAGCATCGAGCGTCGCCCCACCACTTGCATTGAATTGCTTATCATCATACACATTGGTATTGTACTGATTGGATGAATCAAAATGCCACGCATCTTCGAGACTCATACCACTGAATAAATCGGCCCACTGCGGGTACAGTTCGATGGCATTTTCCATTGTCAGGCGCTTCAAAGGCCGCCCATTGACCAGTGCCTCGAAGACTACATGGACATCAGCATTCGTCGGTTTGTTAAACGCATACTCACTGACTCCGGGCGACAAGTCGAAAAGCGGTATCTGGTAGCGCCAATACAATGTACGCTCGCATGTACGAATCGCCGCATCACGAATATACTGAACGATGGTAGCTTGCGGGCATCCAGGAACGGACGCTTGTATACGCGGTACGAGAGTAGAAAAAACACGAGTACCCATCAAATCACCTGTTTCGAGTCTTCCCCGGCAGCTTTGATATCCGTAAGCGCACGCGACTGCAACGACACCCCAAAACCCTGCAAAAATGAATCCTGAAACAACTTAGCACGGTTGGAATTCACATGCTCATTATCAACAGATTCCGCCAAAAATACCACACCATCCACTACCGATGGGAAGTATGCATCGACGGGAAAAGTAACTACTTGAGAAAGTGTGTAGTCAGGTGGAGTCTGGACATACTCCCCTATGAGCACAACTCCAGCCTCGGGCGCGGGATATACGAAAAACTGATTGGGATTGCGAACGTGTCGCATGAAATTCACTGGTTGCCCAGACGCCTCCTGCTGCCACCCAGGAGTCGTTTGATTCAATGTAGTGCGACTGACCTCCGTAACCGAATTGCCACCCTTGACCTGAAAAATTTCAACCAGTCGGATCGAATCTGCCGGACAGGTCTGCAATACTGTTCCCGGTACTGTTGCGATATCAGCGACAACCGCAAACAGATCGGGACGAATCAAGGCTATTCTCTTAAAAGTCTGATTGACGAAACCAAGCAGCAATTCATCACTGTAGCGATACGGCGTTTTTGTATCCTCAACCAACCACCGTACTTCATTAATGACGTTATTTGGTGTCACTTCGGCCAGCCTTTCGCGGCTTCCTGAGCCAGTTCAGGGGTAGTATATGCCGGAGCTTCAGGAACATCGTCAGTCGTCAAATTCAGAGTACCCTTCTTCCTGCGTGCCGCAGTTTTCGGCATGAATCGCTCAGGATAGGCAACCTCTTCAGAGACTAATTCACAAGCCGGATTCTCGGCCATGTACTTATTGTATTCGTAGATGAACCCATCCGCCTTCACACGAATATACTGCTTGGTCATTTTCGTAATCTCCGCAATGTTTGCGCCAATCGAGCGCGCTGCCCCAACTTACCCGGTTTTTTAGCAGCCGCAGCAAGCGCCGCTTCGGGAATCGTTGCTCCCTTTTTGACGCCCAACGTTTTACGCAAAGCACCAGGATGCTTGATTGCTGCCTTGATGAAATGCTTAGCCATGATGTAAAAAAGGGGGCCGAAGCCCCCTTTCCCCCTACTATGCCAACGTCACAACGGCAGTAGCCAGGGCATCACCCTTGACAACCTGGTAGCCGTATACCTGGAGACCACGAATGATGTTGCCGAAAGTGGTCACAGACCGGATGGTTTCCACGTTCGTCATCTGCGATGCAAACGTAAAGCCCATCTTATGCCCAGCAATGAGGTTGTACTTCCCAGCCGCTACGCTCAGGTTATGGCTGACATACAGAGTGAAGCGGTCGATCATGCCCAGGCGACCATTGCGCATGATGGAAGTACTGTCACCGGACAAGGAGGCATCTTTCAGATCGGACTTCTTGATCAACCCCGCCATCTTTGCTGGAATAACAATGTATCGCCCAGCCTCGGGGACATTGGCTTCGTCCAGTACAGTACCGATATCTACCAGAAGTTCAAGCACGGTGAGCTTGGTCACTGCCACTGGCGCCACAGTAGTACCAAGATTGAACGAAGCAGATATTGCACCGGCAGTAGCCCCCTTGTTGGTAGCAGCGACACCAACCAGGATATCAGTCAGCACCCGCTCGTCGATCTTAATCTTCATACGCTCGGACGCGTCTTTCGTCCAGGCATCCATCAAGTTGATGTCCGCTTGAATCTTGTCCACGTCGTCTTCGATAGCCGCAAAATACTCACCCTTGTCGATGAGCAGTTGCAGCTTCGCCTTGGTGGGAGTCTCGACAGTCAGACTCTGCCCTTTTGCGTATGTATTGATGGTGATTTCCGGGGTAGTGCGGATATTCACCGTATCGCCATACCGTCGAATTTCACCTTCATAGTCAGTATTCGAGATCGCTGCGAGCACAGTAGCATCGTAGAAATTCTCGACGAGTTTACCCGCCCAAATTTCGGGAATGAAGTTACCGCTTAGCTGAGGGTAAGTACCGGATACAGGAAAAGCCATGATGTAGCTCCTTAATCAAGCATTGCGTTGGATGCGATTCTCCCGCTGTGCAGCGAAAATATCGCGTTCGATACGAGAACGTTCCTGCTCCCGACCTTTGTACCTTCCGATACGAACATCATTGAAAAATTTCTGGATGTCGGACGGAGTGTACATTTTACCCTGACTGGTAGTCGCAGAAGTTCCGGTGCTACGCGAGCGACCGGGAGAAATCTGTTTTTCCAACTCGGACGCGGGGGAAGTTCCAGCAGGATGAGCAGTAGACTCTAGCCAGATATGGAAGAAATTGGCAACCCGAGCTGCATCGAGTGCGTGCTGCGCGTCGTCAAGGTACGTTTGCCGAGCAATGCCAGTCAGCGGATCGACAGTCAACAACCAGGCTTGAAACTCCGGGTTATCGTTGATCTGCCGGAAATTCGGAACCGCAGCAACCAGGTCTGACCAGAACTTCTGTTCCGCAGTCAGTTGCTGGCGCTGTGTCACGGATGCAAGCTGTGGTACGACCTGCGTCTGCATCTGGTGCAATGTAGCTTCGATATTGGCAATACGCTTGGCAACGATTCCAAGTTCCTCTCGCGTCACTTTGCGCATTACATCCAACGACTCGCCATAATCCGCAACGTCCTGATCGGTTACAAGACGCTCGACCACTGCGGGTGCAGCGGTAGTTTGCGTAGCGGTCATCGAAGCGAACAACTGCTCCATTTCCTTGATACGCTGCTGCATTTCCCGATTTTGCTGATGCAAACGGGGAACTTCGGCATTGTACATGCCCTGAAGCGTCCTGTACTTCTGGGCAACTGTTTCTTCCGGCACCTCGTCAGCACTCGCTTTTTGCTCATCTGCGGGTACTGGAGCAACTTCAGATTCCTCGACAGGCGGAGTAATGACCTCATCTTCAACAGGCGGAGTAGTGCTATCGGCCGCAGCCTTGTACAACTCCTGAACTGCCTCGGTCTGTTTGCGAATTTGCTCTGGAAGTGCCATGTCAAACGCTCCTATCGGTATGCGTGATTAAAAGTCGGCGAGTTACATCATAACTTTGCCGCCAACGCAGGAGCTTCCTTAGCGAAACCTGTAATTTCGCCCAACACCTGGCAGCGCCCCTGAAATACTGCCGGGCTATTGACGGCACTAGGAAGTCGCCGAAGTTCCTGCAACTCCCATTGTACCAACCAATCTAGAAATTCCGGATACTGGCCTACGATGAGTGCAAGTGTTTTGACGATGCGAAGCTCGGGTTTGATCATGCCGCCCTTCCACTCACACGACTCTGCACCACATTCGCTTCCATTCCACCCTTGGGAGAACCATCGGGTAGCTGCGGAGTTTGTTGTTGCGGTTGCTGTGCAACCACCTGGCTCCTGAATTTTTCTTTTTCTCTGGACGGCACAACCTCGTCCGAAGGCATTTGCAAGCCTCTTGCCACCTCGCGAAGGATAGTGGCACGTCCTTCCTTACCCATGATCTCGATGTCGATGGGATTAGCAGTCGCATTGAGAAACTCGATACGCCGAACATTGACGGTTTCCTTGACCGCGAGATTAATCGCGCCTTTGGCTACCACCTCGACATCACCTTTGATCGACTCATCCTCGTCATAACGCATATTGTACACAAACTGGCGTTGTATGATGGGTTTCACCACATCCGCGTCAATGTGCATCACAACCTGCCGAATCCCCTTGCCTGCCGCTCCCATGAGCATGGACAACCCGGACGACGTTCGCCCGGCACCTTGTACGTTCAAATCACCGTATACATAGGCTGGAATACCCGAATGGTCATCTGCCAGGCGACTGAATTTCTCATAAACCGCTACAAGCTCGGATGCACGCGAATCGGGTTGCGTGAAACGAATAGCTGGGGCACTCGACCCTACAGGGTCGTTGATCGTCTGCCAGATCTTCCACGGAGCGAGCTGCGTGATTTCCTCGTTGGCGGGCAGCCGCTCGATGTTGACCTCGACCTGCGGCCCGGAAGAAATCCCCATGTTATTGACCAGGGCGCGCGCGGCAGCGTTACACACGCCTTGCAAATCCTCGATGATCTCCGGAATACCCTTCCCCCAAAAAGCCCCTGGGCACTTGATGAAGGAAGTCTTGGTATAGGGTTTTTCACCCAGCGGATCGTAGTTGAGTACTGCCTTGATAACGAAGTTACCCACTGTCCAGACATTGGCATCGTACTCGCGCGCCTCGTCCGGAACTTCCTCTTCCGGCATTCCCCATTCCCGCAGCATCTTGCCGCTGACTTTCCCCCAGAACTCCAGAGCGTCGTACTCGGTCGTCGGCTTCAAGTACGAGTAGAATTTGCGCTCTTCTTCGTTCTTCTGAATTTCCACCGGCTCATTGACCCAGGATTGCGCATTGCCGATATCCAGCAGCTTGCGGATGGCATCCTCGTCATACCCCGGTACCCCAATAAGATCGGACAATTGCATCCGGCTCAGCGGGTGGAGTTCGAACAGATATCCTTCGTTGAGGTTACCGACCCCCGGCTCCGGGTATACGAAAAACGGATCAACCCGTTCGTATTCCGGGCCAAGTCGCTCACCCGGCTCGACAACCGTTCTTCCATCCGCGTTGGTCTTCCATTCCAGGATACGCTGTCGGCGAACGACCGGCCCTTTGATGAAAGCCGCAGGAAATGTCACGAGGTCGGTAATGAAGTCGTTGAACGCCTGTTCCCAGCCGCCTTGAACGAACTGATCCTGAATCCTGAGTTTCATCCTGTCCGCGCGCGCTTGCGCCCGTTGCAGAATGGCAAACCGATAGTCCTGGCTAACCACCTCCCGAAGCTCGGCTATTTCCTCCTGTGTGGGAGCCTGACCGAATGCCTCCACCATCTTGAGCACACGCTCGGCAAAAATATCCTGCACTTCCTTGGCCTGTGTCGGCCCAAGTTCTGGAATGGGAGTAGCCTGCAAGTCCCACGGAGGTGAACCTTCATCCAGCAGGATGTCGCGAAGCCAGGATTCTGCGGCGCGGCATTTAACCTCGGTGATCATCATGTAAATCTCGGATCCACCCTGCACCCGAATCTGCTGTAGTTTGTCCGCTTCGTACTCGCCATTGCGCTGGCGCAACGCATGCAACATGATCTGCTCAATGGGGCTTTTGGCCGCCTTCGCCCGATCCCAGCTACTTCGCAGATATGCAACCAGCCCAAGGATGACGGGCTGATCCTGTCGCTCCTGCAACTCGCGGTCATTGATCTCCTGTTCCTGCCGAGCAAGATCGGAATTCGATACGATTCGCAAAAGAGTCAGTCCAGCCATTTCCAGTAGTCTTCGCCCTCACTGGCAAGGTTTTCCATCACATTTTGCGGGTATCGACCATCCTCGATGAGTTTTACTGCTTTTCGCAGAACCTCGGGACGAGTAATAGTCCGTTCCTTATTGAAATCTTTCTGGTTTTGCAGTGCCCACATATACAGAGAACCACCCGTAATAACACGCATAGGGGTGATCGAAAACGCTTCGTACTCCGCAGTAATTCCCGATTCGTCCATCTTGGGATTCGTAGAATACAATTTGGACATGGCACTACCCTCCTAAGCAGCCTTCTACCACGAAAAAGCGAGCTATGTCAAGGGCTTGAAAAAAATCCCCCGGAGCATGGCTCGACGGGGGAAAAAGCCCAGCACAAGTATATCACGTCCAACCAAGTGCGGGTGCTACCCTAATTTCCCGCCGCTGCTGCCCCAAGTAGCCATCTATGCCACAGACATGCAGACACAAGTACTGCAATGCTTCTGCGCAATGCGAAAATTTATTCTTGTCGATATCCCCGTTGGGTTTGAACCGATACCCACCCATCATAGCGGACTTGAGCCAGGTGCATCGCGGGTCAATGAGAAATGCCGCGTCGCCATCCACCTGCCGCATGAGATACTCGTCCACGGCGTTCATGCGCGCAGAAATGCTGTTGGTCTTGGCCGGAATAACCCGAAGTCCTTCGGCTTTGATGATATCCACCGCCGAGCGCTCATCAGTCTGTGCCCGGCTCACCCCCGCCGGGTCGATTACCACGAGCACGGGCGCCCCGGAAAAACGCTCGTAGAGCAGCGGCTTGAGCAGGGTACGAACGAATCGCTGTATCCCCATATCGAATGACACGCACTCGGCGAAGATGAGTACCCGCCCCCGTGCATCTTCCTGCCCGATGACCGCCGCCGGCGTTAGCCCCAGGTCGACGCCTACCACGATAGGGCGAACCCCGTTGATTATGGGTCGCAGGTGTTCCTTCGCCACGTGGTAGTCCAACCGAAAATACTTGAACACCGGTTGCCCCGCCCGTGTCAGACCGTACTCCCCGTCGATGTACACCCGAATGTAGTTTTCGGAGCGCCCACCCGGCTCGTAGTATCCCTCGGTCAGATTCTCGATGTTCTCGGCATAGGGACTGCGTCCGGAGGGCTGTTTGAACACTTCCCAACCGTTTTCGATGGGCGTAACACCATCCTTGGGATCGAGTTTCTCCATCTGGTAATACCACCACGTCTCCATCACCGGCGGGTTGGTATCTCCCCACATGCCATACCACGTCGGCCCACCATCCTTGACAGCTGGAAACCGCCCTATGCGCTTGGACATGGCATCTATGATGTCCGGGTGGATGTCCCTGCACTCGTTGAACCACGTGAACGTCAGTTCCAGCGAACTCATGTTGGCAACGTCGTCGGCATCATCCAGCGCCCGGAACATGATCTCGCACTCCACGTCCCCCACCTTGAAAAAATAGGTCTTGGTGGTGCGCATGAACTCTCCGCACTGCCCCGGCGGAAACCAATCGAGAAAAGTCTTGATCGTGGTGTCCTGCAACTGGCGAGCCGTCTCCCGAACGACTGCTGCACGCGTTTTCCGAATCCCCTGCGGGTTGGGTTTCTGCATGGCCGCACGGCGCACGATCTCGAAACAGGAAGTTACGGATTTACCGGAACCAACAGGGCCCATGAGCACGCGCATCCTGGCGTCGGACGCCATGAACTTCTTACCCGTGGGCGGCGGCGTGTAGTCGATTTTTAATGACATGCGGGTAGCTTGTCAATCGGCATCCGCGACCTGTGTAATGGTCCGCGCATCACGAGCATCGTTTCCTAAATTGATCGTGATACTCACACCGGGCGATTCGGCGGCTACCTCTCCCTTCGCTTCCAACCCGCTCCACTTTATGGTGGATTTTATCAGGTCGGCCTTGACGGCGGGGGGGACGATGGAATCGTGTATCAATAACCACGAAGTCGTCAGCAACTCCTCAGCCTGAGCGCGTGCCTTGAGTCTGAACGTCAGACCCTTGTCCCGTATTTCGCCACGGTAGTGATCGACTTTCTTCAAAAACACCGGGTCGGCGCTATACACGACGATATCGCTAGCACTGATACGGTGCCGCTCGACAATTTCCTGGAGCGACTCACCACTGCCTTCGAGCGTAAGTGCCACGTCGAAAGCAAGCCTGTCATTCCACTTCGTGTGGTTCAGAGGCATGTTATCCATGATAAAACTATAGCACAACGGGGCGCGCCGTTGTCAAGGGGGACTTTTGGGCTTCACCATTGGCCGTTGGCATATTTCGTGGTTATTATATTGGCATATTTTTTGATTACGCCGTTGGCATATTTTTGGATTACGCCGTTGACATATTTTTGGATTACACCGTTGGCATATTTTTGGATTACGCCGTTGGCATATTGGCATATTTCGTGGTTAGCATATTGGCATATTTTTGGATTACGCCGTTGACATATTTTTGGATTACGCTGTTGACATATTGGCATATTTTTGGATTACGCCGTTGGCATATTTTTGGATTACGCCGTTGGCATATTTCGTGGTTAGCATATTGGCATATTTTTGGATTACACCGTTGACATATTTTTGGATTACTCCGTTGGCATATTGGCATATTTACATATTTCGTAATTTTGGATTTTTGGATCTCGGTTTATGAGGCTTACTACACTTACCGGGGGCCTCGTTTTTTCAAATCCATGTACCCCCCCCACCTGCCTATACGCCGTTGGCATATCGCGCAGACAACGCCGTTGGCATATCAAACAGATAATGCCGTTAGCATATCAAACAGATAATGCCGTTGGCATATCAAACAGATAATGCCATTGTCATATCGCGCAGATAAAAAAATGCCCGCGCCGAAGCGCGGGCATCAAGCTCTCAAGCCAACTTCGTGACACTGGCCTTTCGGCCGCCGGGCGCCGAAGCGCCCTTTGGCAGGACAGCCAGATATGGCTGTCCGAACCGGTTGACCAGCAGCACAGATTCTGTACCGCTCGGTGCCTTAAACAACGAATACTTGTTCACCGAAAGGTGCAGTTTTTGCGACAACTTCTGAAGACACTCGCGAAGCTCTTGCGCGTTTTCCGAAGAAAACGCCCCATTCTCGTCCTTACGAAGGGAAATTTCTCCCTTCGTATTCTTCACCACAGAGACACGCCCTTCGAAAATCTTAGTCATGATTCACTCCTGAAAGAGCGGCACATGCCGCAATCACAGACTTGCACGCCAACGCGAAAACGCCAAGCAGCGCCAAGCAACGCCAGCAGCGCCAAGCAACGCCAGCAGTACCAGCAGCGCCAGCAGTACCAGCAGTACCAGCAGTACCAGCAGTACCAGCAGCACCAGCAGCACCCTTCTAACAAGACCTGCGGGGGGGTTGTTGCTAAAAACTCCATACGTCGGGGGCTTATGGCTCCTACACGCCCTTCGTACAGCCTCTCCATAGTCCCATAGCCACCTAAGCCTTAAAACCTCGCCACGAGGCTGTATTGGCCAGCAATGGGCATATCTCTGCTACCACAAAGGCTATCTACAGCCCCATTATGGCCGTTTCACGGCTGTTCCACGGGCTTAGGAGGCGCGAACGGGCCGAAAAGGTATCCCTATAGCTACCCAAGGGCGAAAATCGCGCCACGGGGCTGTATTGCCCAGCACGGGGCATGCCGCTTTTACCGCAACTACATTGCCAATAGTCAAGGAATCGAGGCTCGCAAGTGCTTGATTCCAAACAACAATCGAAAATAATCACGAAAAATCACTGAAAAACCTTACGCCGTTTCGCGGTTTTGATTAAATTACTTTACAGTACAATGTCATAGAAATTTGCGGAAATTCGTTTGCAATCAACCACATCCCCCTGAAAAGGGCCCTAGGCTAAAAACTAAGAATAATATATATATATATAGTAAACATACTTTTTTTTAATAAGACACGTGGCGTAGACCAAAAAATTATGACATTGTCATATTTTTATGACAGTGTCATATGTAAAATATTATACTCTATACCAAACAGCAGTGTTAATCGCAAAAAACCACGATTTTTTATATTATTTACCCCATTTTTACCCCTATCCCTCTTAAAAATCAACCACTTAAAACAATCTATTTATGACAAATGGTGCATAGTTTCAAAGGCTTCAAAATGCCCTTTCTTACGCGTTTTTTGATTCTTTTCTACGTACTTTACACCTGGTTCGCAGCCTCGCTATGCCATTGGCATCCCCACAAAATCACTAACTTGACACTGTAACTTAACGCAAAAAACTATAAAACTAGCGCTGTTTCTGGGAAAGCGCCGGCCGACTTGACATTTTTGCCGCCGCGCCGCAGCCTGTTGCTGCCATCCCGGCACCCTTTGA